TGGACGCACAATGAAATCATGCTTTGGATTCTAGCATAAAGACTCCCTCATCCAGTTAGGTCTCAGGCGTAAGCCCTGCTGGATGCAGTATGAGTATACAAAGTACAGTCCACCAGGATTGGAAATGCTCAAAAAACAAGAGTTATGCAAAGACTATATGCAAGGTCTAGAACTATGCTGAAAGCTTTGCGATGCTCCATTTCTCGCATTGTGAGAAAGAGAATCTCGTCATTTTAATGATGAGAGTACGTCAAAAAGAAAGATTTGTAGCAGAATATCGTCAAGTAAAAATCAGATATGAGAAATTGAAGAATTTCTGCAACAAAATTGAAGTAGAAACAATTCTAGGCAAAGAAGTAACTAAGCATGATTGCCCACTTGAGTTGTTAAGAGAGCAACAAAAATACATGGGATTGTATTTATCAGTTCTTGAAAAAAGAGCATTGATTGAAAATGTTGAATTATAAAAGGAGAACCAAATGACAAGTACAGAATTAATAAAGGATATGCTTGAAAGACAGAAAGCATATGATGCGGAAGTATTTAAGAAACATAATGTAGACTATGTTTCTAAAGCTCAATTAGAAAGTGCGTTGTTTGATGAATTAGGAGAATTGATGCACGCTCAAAAATCGGATTGGTGTTGGTGGAAGTTCACTCAAGAAGAAAAAGACCCTGCCAAAGTATTTGAAGAATACATTGATGTTGTGCATTTCGCATTAATGTACGAAATCAAGTTCGGTACAGGATGTTATCAAGACGAGGACATTAAGTGGAACTACAACAAGCTAAAAACGGATTTAGGTTTTGGTCAGGCATATGCGTTTAGCTGCGTAATCAGTTTAACACGAGATGATAACGTATTAGCTTACGTAATCGCATTAGGATTGCATTTAGGATATTCGTTTGGGGAAATCTACAACGAGTATATTCGTAAGAATGAAATTAACAAAGAAAGATTAGCGAAGGGGTATTAAGATGTGGGTTAGAAGTCAAAAAAGAAATACGTTAGCAGATATTAATTTTATGTGTATGTGTAATGAATCAGATGGTTGGGTAATATATTGTGAGATTCCAGGAGGAATCACTTATAGATTAGGTGTTTATTCAACCGAAGAAAAAGCTTTAAAAGTTTTAGACCAAATTCAATATAATATAGAACTGTTTGAACACGAACTGACAAAGGTATTTCAAATGCCTACCGACACTGAGGTTGATGAGATGTAAAGCAAATGGGAGAAATAGTTTGTATGTTATACAACTTAGCAATAATTGGAATAACTTGTTATATGTGTGCAAATTATAGTTATTGGTTCTTATTGTTATTGTTGTTAACAGGCAGTTATAAAAGCGAGAGGAATGAGTAAGTAAATGAGTGGTATTTATATAGTTATTTTTCGCTTACTAGAACTTGCCTTAGTTAAAATTACAGTTGATATAGTTTTTTTCTTTATTAATAAGTACAAAGAAAAAAAGCTACTAAAAAGAATGGAAAAAAGGAGACTGAATAAATGATTAATTTAAAAAACGGATACGGTATCGTATCTGATGGAAAAAGCTATACGCTAATTCAATATGCAATTCAAACTAGTAAAAATGGTGAGGAAAAGGAAATTCAGAAATCAATTTCCTTTCACTCTACATTAGAAGGAGCTTTACAAGGCTATTCAAACTGTAGAATGGCAGATTTAGTTAGTGACTATGATATGGATTTAAAATTCGTTAAAGAAGCTATAGACGATTTAAAAAGGGAGATAAAGGCGTATGAATAAATTTCAAAAAGCATTAAATGCAATCAGTGATACTCTTACTTATTATATGGTACGTAAAGATTTGGCTTCACTGCCTAGTGACAATGAAATATATGATTCAATGGCTACACTTAGAGAAATCGTTAATAAAGAAACACCAAAGAAACCAATAGATATTGAGTTTGGCCCATGTGGCGATTTGATGCTGTGTTGTCCAACTTGCGAGCATGGAGTTGTGCCTATTCCAACGTATCATGGGAACAGGTATTATCCTCGTTGTCCTTTTTGTGGGCAGTTGTTAAAAGGAGAAGAAGAAAATGAATAAATATAAAGAAGCGTTAGATGAGATTAAAAACATAGTGCTAGATAAAAGCGGTGATGGATATCACACTGCAAAGTATTTACAAAACTTTTATTATAGCTCATGCGAAACATTACAAGAATTGGTTGAAAGAGCAACCCCAAAAAAGTTGGTAGCTACAAGGCATACACGAAGATGTCCATCATGTAATAGACAGATGAGTGATATTAACAATGCACATCCAAATATGAAATTTTGCCCAGGTTGTGGGCAAGCGTTGGATTGGGGGATAAAAAGATGACCACATGGAAAATGTATAGCGAATCAAAACCACTGTTTAGTGATTTGTATTTAGTAAAGTTTAAAGATGGATGCTTTTTAGGTGAATATGGGGTTTGCTATTATAGTCAGGAGCATAAAGAGTTTGGTGAATTTATATCTTTCTATGATTCAGAAAGAGATGAAGATGATGAAGCGTTTGTTCCTTGCAAATCTATTGTTGCCTGGGCACCGTTCCAAAGAATTGATGAGGAACACAAAGAAAAAACTGCCGAGCAAATGTTCAAGGATTTGGATTATAAAAAGCGTATCGAAGATGGATGTATCAAATTTGAAAGGCATACAGAAAATGTAGACGAGGCATTAATTGAATTTGATTTAGATACAAAAACAGTATGTGCTTCATGGTTTATGGAGCAAAAAGAAATTACGATTGCTGAATTAAGAGCGATCAATAAACAATGTGAGGAGTTGAATTGGCTATGATGAGTGCTAAGGAAACGTTTAATGCATTAGGTTATTATGAAAAAGATGTCGGATATACTAATATTCTTTGCTACGAAAAGGACGTTAGCGTTCCAAATGTTCCGCATTATATAGGTTTGCAATTTGTACTTAACCACGAATACATTTCTATCTACAGTCATGTTGGAGGAAGATATGAATACGGGAAAGAATGTCATTATTCGTATGGTGCTTTTAACGATTTGATGTTGAACTATTAAGAGCAATAGAGCAACAAATGAAAGAGTTAGGATGGCTAGATGAAAAGACAGAAACAGAAGAAGCAAGAAATCCAGAAGTAACTAATCTTGAATATTACAAAGATGAAATATTAGAAAATTGCATTGATAATTTAGCGGTAGTAAAAGGGAGACCTAAGTTATGTTATAAAACTAATTGCAATGACTGTGACTTTAAAATCAATCAAATAGGATGTCGTAATAAGGTAAAAGATTGGCTAAAGCAGACACACGAAAAGCCAGTATACAAATTAACTAAATTTGAAAAAGAATTATTAGAATGCTATTCAGATGTATACAGTTTTAAAGTATTTAATTCTTTAAATGGGATGAGGGAAAAAGGATATTTTAAAGGAATTGATGATAATGAATTAATTGGAGACATCCTAGCAAAATGTGAGGTGGTTGGATGATTTATTTCTTTGTAGGAGTATTTATAGGTGGAATAGCTTCAATGCTCCTTTATTCCTTAGTTGTTTCAGAACGAATCAATGAATTACAACTTGAAAATGGTAGATTGATTGATGATCTCAATAAAGCCGAATATGAAGTTAGAAAATACAAATATCAACATAGGGGGGTATGGATATGATGGGTTTGAAGAAACGAAATAAGCCTAAAGAAAGTACAGACGTAATGATTAAATTGAAAATCAGTGTTCCTGATGTTAATAACAGTGATTCATGCAATGTTGTAGATTCATTATTAAATGAAATTTGGGATGCTGCATGGAGTAAAGAAGGGGTCGAAGTAGAAGATTTGAAAGCTACATATGTGAAGGAGAAAATAGCAAAATGATGTATTTAAGTATGGCAATTCACAATATAGCGGTAATGATATTTACTGCGTACATGGTAATTCATGTTCATCCAATTTGGGCAGTGTGCATCTTATTTACACATAGAATTGGAACTAAAATTGTACGTGTTCCAATCAAGGAAAATGAGGATGATGCAGTAGATGATACAGTAGATGATGTATATGGAATGGATTGGAATGAAGAAGATAGCAATGAATCAGGTAGAGACAAGTTTTAAAAATGTAGAAAAAGCCCTGAAAGACAACGGATTATATGAAGCATATGACGATATGGTATTAATTAAACAGGCTTTAATCGAGAGAGATAGAAAAATATACGGGTTGAAGCAGCATAACAGAAATTTAGAGGATAAATTAGGAAGGATAGGAGGTTATCATTATGGAAATCCTAAACAATAACATTTATTGGTGTGACTTGCCAAAATATAGTAATACGATTCTTTATAAAAGGAGACCTTGTATCGTTATTTCAAACGATATTCAGAATAAAGGGAGTAAAACAGTAAATGTAATTCCAATTACTAGCAATTTAAAAAGAACAGATTTGCCATGCCATGTAATGATTGATACAGGACATGAGTACGGAATGGCAAAAGCGGAACAAATCTTAACGATCAATAGAGAAAATGTTAAGTGGCATATCAAGCAATTAGATTGGCAAGAAGCAAAAGAAGTAAAATGTGCATTATTAACTCAAATAGGAATTATTTAAGGATTGTATAATGCCTAAAAGAGATACGGAATACGAGCATTTCAAAGAAACCTGCGGAGGATGGTTTAATTACCATGGCAATATTGGTTTAAGAGCAGGTGATGTGGCAATGGCAACTTTGTTTGATGAAACTGAATTAGTACAAATTGTATTGACTAAACCTTATACCTTCAATCGCTGGTGGTGTAAGATAGTTGGTTTCAATAGTGATGGAATTGAATATCTAGTTGACAGAACAATGATATTTCAGATTTTGATTGATAAAGACTACAACTTGCGTAGAAAAAGAAGAAAAAAACTCTTAAAACCAATTTAAACACGTCTAGAAGTGATTCTAACGAGCAAAACGGATTGAAATGAGTATTTGTTAGGGTAAATAAAGAAAAGGCTAAAAACACGTTTAAAAGGCGAATGTGGAATTAGCCTTTTTTATTATGCAAAAGGATTTAAAAATTTATTAAATTAATTATTTACAAAGATATCGTTATATGCTAATATATGGGTGTAAGGAAAAGTACTTAGGTACTTAGGAGGGCATAACATGAAGCAAGTACATATTGGGTATCACAGTTTTACAAATTCAGGAATCGTAGAAGCAGTAGCAAACGTATTATATAAAGACGATTTCAATGTTGAATTATTTGGTGTGGATTTATGGGCAGATGAACTGCCTAACAATTATCAGATTGTCGATTATGGGTCAAGAGAAACAATGCTAGTTTGCAAAGATGGCGAAATCATTGATGATGCAGACGAAATCGCAGAATGGGAAGAAAAGAACTGTTATTAAGCAATAGAAAGTAGGAGGAAAAGAAAATGACTAAGGAACAATGGGAAAAAGAACATGGCTATGTTTACGGACATAACGGAAGGTATTGTGATAATCCTGAATATTTAGGAAAATACGTGGAATATTACAGAAATAACGTCCACGAAACCACTATCGAAACCGATAAAGTTGAAGCAGAGGACGAAGAAGCTATTTTTGTTCGAGGTATTTGGCAGCCGAAGTCAAATATCATTGATGTTATGGAATAGAGGGGGTGTAAACTATGGCAAAAAGCAGTGAAGCAAGATTAAGAGCAACTAAGAAGTACGAAAAAGCAAATATCAGACAAATTCTTCTTAAATTCCATAAAACTAATGATGCAGCAATCATAGAAAAGCTTAATTCTGTAAGCAGCAAGAACAATTATGTAAGACAATTAATCCTAAAGGATTTAGAAAGAGAAAAGAAAGAGGCTAATAAATAGCCTTTTTTATTAGCTTTTTTTAACACGTCTGCATTGAAAAATGGTATAATATATGTAGTTAGGAAGTACCTAAAAAAGACCAAATATTGCCACTTTCTAACGGACATTTTTTACTTCTACTTACTCAGAATTGAGTACCTCAGAGAAATCTGAGGATATTATAATGGTGTAAGTGCAATATAAATTGACGGGGGAGGGTGCAATAGAAATTATGCCCTATAAGTGCAATGAAAATTGACCCACCCCATTCGCAACAACACCCCAAATCGCAATAGCCCACCCAGGTGCAACAGGATTTGCATGAAATATGCCATAGGAATGCAACAGAGGTCGGGGGAAAAGAAAGAAAAACAAGTAAATTCAGAGATATAGAAACGTCCATACAATCAAATATGCGTAATAAACACGATAAGTTCCATAATGTTTGCACAAAATTGGTTTAGGTTGGTTCATAAATTGTCACGTAGTCATATACTACTACTTTGAAATGAATAGGCAGATAATTCGTTTCATACTCCTTTAGAAATTCTTTATTAATTCTATATCTTGAAGATTGTATGGTTTAAGGTTCTGTAATAGCCGTACAGAGCCTATATTATACGTATTCTGCATATTTTAAAAGATTGATCTAAGAAAAAAGATGATATATCTAAGTCCCTCGACATATATATAATAGGAAAGAGGTTCGTGGGAGATAAAGAGGGGTTTTGACTTCGGGGGAAAGAAGAATTGAGGAGCTACGTCCTCAACAGAGCCCTCCAAACCCTAATAGAAGAAGATATATAGAGTATTATTACTAGTTTCAACGTTTGTGTTGATTACCTATCAAGTTCTAATGAAGTTTGATGGGTTTTTTTATTGCTTTATTTGCTTTAATTAACATTTATTCACAAAAAATGATTAAAATCCTTTATTTTAGGCAGATTTTAAGTGTTCCAAAAAGAAAATTTTGTCAATACAAAAAATAAATTTTGCATTTTGTAGTCCTGAATCGGCGAAAAATTTTGTATTTTGTATATTTTGTATTTTGTAAATTGTTCACGATATGTAGACAAAAACACGGTGTGGTACGAAAATATCCGCTATTATATTCACGATTCGTGAACAAAAAGTGAAAAAAAGTGTTGTAACTATATGTATATCGTGGTATAATTACAGTGTAAAGAAAAGGGGTGACATCCAAAAAGACATAAAAAAAGATGATCGTACCAGCTGATAACTAAACGATCATCCAAAAAACGTATATATATAAATTATAGTATATGGAGGTTAAGCCCCAATAAATATATATACGTCCTAATTATATCAGTTTGGGGCAAAAAAGAAAATGGAAAAAAAATATTATTATGGAAATGCGATAAGTGAATACGGTCTTGAGAATGGATATGTTGACTACGCAACGCTTTCAAAATGTTTCGATGCTGTATTGAATAACGACATCATGAACTTGACATATGATATAGGTTATTGGTATCAAGTGAGCGGAACTATCGACAATTCAGAAGAAATAGAAGAGTTAGAAGAAAAACGAGACGAGTTAGAAGAAGAAAACGAAAACAGCCCATCTCAAATTCTAGAAAATGAAATAAATGAAATAAATGAAAAGATAGAAGATCTTGAAAGTGAACAAGACGATCAAGAAGTCTTTCAGTGGTATATTGTTGACGATTGGGGGGCTAGATTATTACAAGATATCAATCAAATTGTTTATTATAACGAAAAACTTGACATGTATCTTTGGGGTGTAACTCACTATGGCACTAGTTGGGATTATGTACTGACTGACATTAAAATTGATCGGTAGGTGTAAACTATGAGAGAATTTTATCTTAACCCATTGCAATATAATAAGTGGGAATACCAGCAAAGAAAGAACAAAAAAAGAATGCTGCTGGTGGAAATGGAAGTTGATAGATGATTGATCAGTTAACAACTATACTAGTGTTTATATTATTACTTGCATTTCTCTTTAAATATTGGATATGGATTATATTATTATTTATTGTATTATTTATTGCTATATATCTATTATGCTAGTTAACTATAGTTTATGTTAACTAGCTTTTTTATTGTCTTTTTCTTCTTTAAGTTGCTGAAAGTCTTTATAACTCTTTGCATGATTTTGATTGAATTGTTCACGTATTGCATACATAAATATATATGCGTGTTGGGGTCATAATTTGAAAAACGCAGCAGAAATTGACGACCATACACACCCCATGCCTTCCCTCTCGACCAAACCACTTTTTTTGCACTTAGCACTCTCTTTGCTTATCTGCTAGCCAAGACCACCCCCTTTTTTAGATAAAAATTTTTAGAAAACGAAAAAACAAGTTTTGAAAAAAATGAGTTCAAGTATTTTTCAAGGTAAAAACGTCCTCAAAGAAATCATTTATAATGTAGGGAGGTAGAGAAAGAGAGGATGAGAGTATGCCAAGGGCAAAGAGTGTTTCAGAATTAAAGCGTGAGGATGAAGCTAAAAGATTCTTTGACGAGTATTCAAAGAGTGGGAATATTACTAAGTCCATGCAAAAGATTCGTCCTGATTTAAGCGATAAGAGTGCTTATAACAAGGGATATAAGATATTAAACAGTCCTTTATTTAGGAATGTCATACATGAGAGGGTAAAAAAGAGAGACCAAAGGAGTGTTATGACAGTAGAGCAACGTAGACAATGGCTTAGCGATAACATTCAAGACGAAGAAAAGGACATGAAAGACAGATTAGGATGTTTAAAGGAATTGAATAGAATGGATGGCATTGGAAAGAGCAATATTTTAAATGTTGGAAGTGTAAATAATATTACTGTTGAACAGAAAAGAGCGATTGCGGAGGAAAGAATCAACGATATATTAGGAATCAAAATGGGAAGTGAGTTTTTAGATGCCGAGGTAATAGAACACGAGGAGGACGATAACAGTGAAGAAACAGACTCTTAGTGTTAAGGAACAGTATTCTAAGGATGTAGAGGACTTAAAGGAAGCTAAAGCTATTAATAAGAGCCAAGAAGAAGTTGTTAGGTTGTTGAATGAAGCTACCCCGAAGTATAAATTGAAGAACTGGACGAGAGGATATATCCCCGAACATTACAAACGACTCAATATTTCTAGACAAGAAGCTTTTAGACTTGCGGTTATCGGTGCAAGAGAGGCTTTGACATATTTTCAAGTCAATCTTCACTTTACACAAGCTATATTGTTCGGTGCGGTTGTAGAGGGTTACGATACAATCTATGCAATTACTACTTCTCAGTATGGTAAAAGCTGGACTTTAGGAATGATTGCTATTTATCGTGCTTATAAAGGACATCAAGTACGAATTGCGGCCGCAACAGGAGAAACTGCAACTATCATCATGTCCAAAGTTATAGGACATTTACAAAATGCAGACGAGTCTATTCAGAGTTCTGTATTAGATTCAGGAAACAAGATTGAAAAATTACAGACTTCTACTTCCAAGACTAAAATTTCCTTCAAGGGAGGAGGATGTGTAGAAATCGTTACATTAGGTGGAAACAGTGTAGACCCGAAGAAAAACAACAACGCTATCGGTAAGGGCGGAGATTATATAATTGACGAAGCTGCACAAGTCAGTGAAGATGCGTATGCCGAGATAGGACGAAGGGAGTTTTCAAGCGTTGACGGTTCAAAAGAGCTTGAAATTGCTATTTCAAACCCCCACAAGCGCGGAGAGTTCTACGACTGCATGACAAACGACAAATACCCCGAAGGAACATTAGTTGTTTGGATGGATGTCCGTACTGCATACGAAGAAGATCGCATGAAAAGTGCATCTCAGATACTAAATTCTCATTTTTACAAGAATAGAAGTACTTGTCAACGTTATTTAGTATGCGAATTAGAGGAATTTTCAGACGAAAGTATGTTCAAAACCATGACTTTAGACGACGATAAAGTCGATAGTTCCTATAAAAAGCGTTTTTTCCTAGGTGTTGACTCGGCTTATACAGGAAAAGACGGTATAGATGTTGCTTTATGCTCTCAAAATAGATACGGAAACTGCAAAATCGAGACAATTTACAATTTAAAAGAGGGCGTTTGGGTTCAAGGAGTCACTTCTGAGAAGATTATTACCAAGATTGTTAAAATTATCGAGACATTAAACATCAAATATGTTTGTGTTGACGTTGGTTTCGGTACTTGGTTGACCGAAGGGTTGTCAAAATACTCAGATAAGCTAGGATTTATCCTTGAGGGTGTCAATTTCCAAGGAGGGCCAACAAAAACACGTATCAAGGCAAGACATTACAGTGCGGTTTATGCATTTAATTTAAGAGCGGAAATGTATTTAGACTTTCAGCAGCTAATGGACAGTAAGAAATTGACTTTCACAACGGAAGTCGCAAAAAGATTAAAGCCTGAATTGCTTGCTACAAGGACTGTATCGAAGAATAATAAGAAGATAGCCATTATTCCTAAAGAAGAGATAAAACAACGCTTAGGACACTCTCCTGATGCCCTAGATTCCTCAGTACTTTCTGTCCGCAGTTGTTTAATGTATAATCTAAGCAGTGAAATACTTGCGTATGCAGAGAACGATTAGGAGGTGCTAATTTGAGTCGAAGAACAAAGAAAAGACAAAAGGATAGAGTTAAACTAGCATCCAATACCTATGTGTCACCTAACATTTCGCACAATATTCACAGTTCTAATGCAGAAACCGAAGCCGAAAAGGTAATGGAAGCTATGTTAAACTGCAATTCAGATTGCATCAACGGATTTGTAAAGACAGACTTTAAGAATCAGTTTGATGAGATTGATTGGATGATAGACAATCTACCAACGCTACCATATGTTATCGGTAAGGTTATTGACTTTATATTCTCAAACGGTATCACAACAGGTGATGAGAATTTAGACAAGAATGTTCTTATGCCATTCCTTTACAAACACAATGTACAAGGTGTTACAAACTATTCTGTACTTCAAAATGCTATTATGCAGTCCTTACTGTACGGAAAATGCGGTATTCGTTGGCTAGACGAAGATAAGGGGATTGTTACAGAGAATTATCGCAACTATGTTTCTATCATGCGTGAAGATGATGAATATAAAGGCTTTAGAGTTCCTATCTGTTATGCTATGTCGGCAGACGATAAAGAACCTATCTCATTAGGAACAAAGGAAATCGACTTTGACGAAGCGTTATTCCTTAAAACAGGCAAATTAATGTCAAAAGACGGAACAATCATTGTAGAAATCCCTGATAATTTCTGCAATTTAAGAAACGGAACAGACCATGAGAACGGATTATCTTGTTTATTGCGTGACAAACAACGCCTAAAGCTATTAGGTACGGTTTACGAGCGTTTGAATTACGATATTCAGTATGATGGCCCTGGACGTTTGATTTTTTGGCTGAAAGATGGATTTGCCAAAGGAGATACGATTGATTTATCGGCTTCCCAAGTTTTAGACGAATCATCAAGTTCTAAAGCAGACAGAGCCGACAAAGCAAGAATTGAAGCTAAACGTTTAGGTCAGGAAATCAGAAATTCAAAATCAGACAATGTAATCCTTGCAAGTTCTATTTTTGAAAAGATGGATCACTTGCCTCGTGTTACAAAAGGTACGGAGTTCTTAGAATACCTTCAAATGAAGGAAGGTTCTATTATTTGTCAGTGTTTCGGTCTTACTCCTGAATTGATTGGTTTAGGGGATGTATCAGGAAACGTATCTATGGAAAGAATCATAGATAATGCCATGACAAATACAATCGTACCAATGCGAGAAAGGTTCGCCACTCAGATTTCTCCTATGTTAAGTGAGAAATTAGGTGTACCAAAGGTTTATTTTGATAAATACGAATTGAAAGAACAACAAGACAAGTCTGCAAAGACATATAAATTAGCCTTGTCAGTTACTCAAATCGTAGGTGCTATTGTCAACGGAGCAGAAACGTTAGACAAGAGCACAAAGAATTACATGATGGAATCAGTTACTAGAATGATGGATTCTATCGAGAAAACGCTATAGCGAGAGGAGAAAATAAAATGGAAATGGATATTTTAAAAAGTATCTTATCTGAAAATGAGGTAACACCCCTAGGAAGTTTGAATGGAACTCCGTTATATTCATTTGAAGATGCACAGAGAATCAACAAAATTGGATTGGTAAAAGAGAAAATCCAAGGTAAAGAGGTTGAATTTGGTGAAAGACCTATGCGACCTGATGGATTAGGGTATTTGGAAACAAAAGCCAGTGCAATCGCAGTTCCAACTTCTTTCTTTGAGAACAGATATAGAAAAGTAGAAATCGTAAAAACTAGTCTCAATGAAAAAACAAAGAAGGAAGAAACTGTTAAAGATGTATATTACGAAGTCGTAACAGACTACAGAGCTTGTAAAGAACAGGCAAGTGGACGTGTATATACAACAACAATTCATGTATATCAGATTGGAGCTAAGAAAGATTCAAAAGGAAATGCTGATTTATTCTTAATTGGTCAAAGAAATATTTCAGATGCAGACTTTATCAACGAGTTCAAAGGCAAATTGAACAAAGAATCAATGGTCAAGATTCTTAAATTGATTGGTAATAACCCAGCAAAACAAGTAGAAGATACATTAGAGTTTTAATTAGAAGTAAAAAGTAGAAAAAAACAAGGCAATATTTGGAAATAAACAAAAGGTATAAACAGTTTTCACTGTTTATATAGATTTTTGCATATTTCGAGGTATTGCCTTTTTATATGCAAATTAACGAAAGGAGATACATAAATGTCAATTAAACGTAGTTTCACTGTAAAAATCACTTTTAAAGAAGGGTACGGAGACCCTATCACTTTAACAGGAAAAGATGCAACTGCTTTTAACACTGCTTGGCATAACAAATTGAATGACCAAGACGGAGCTATTGGATTTGAATGGCCAGTTATTACGACAACAGATGAAACACCTAATCAAAAAACAGTAACAACTTATACTTCATTCTTATTCTGCAATGTAGCAAAAGTAGAACGCTCAGAACAAACAGAAACAAAGTATGCAGACGATCAATGCCGTGATGCTTAGAAGGAGATACCATGCAAAACAACGTACAAACTATTAACGGTGTTACTTGGTTCGATTCCCTAGAAGAAAGAAATACTTTCTTAAAGCAAAATGGTAGACATGAGTTCGCATTGGAAGAAGCAGCAAAGAACGCAAAACAGTATTTGAAACTTCTTGATGTTATCGAAGAAAAAACGCAAATTGACGTTTATTCAAAATTAGATAGCGGTACTTTGCTATACGGATATGTAGTTCTTGAGCCTAAGAAGAAATACAAGATTCCTGAAGATAAAGTTTTGTTAGAAGCACTTAGAAACAAAACTATTCAAAAAAGATATGATTCCACAATGGAAGAAATATTAAAAGGAGCAAAGATTCCATACGAAGTCAAGAAATGTAATTCATGTGGTGGAAGGATTCAGAAATTATTTTATAAGCCCGTAATCGTAGTAGAAACGGAGACTAAGAAATAATGCCACAAAAGAAAAGAGTTCCAACATATGTAGCAAGCATTAAAGATAGCCTTGATCGCAGAAAAAAAGGAAAAGCATTTTATGACAATGCAATCACTTTATCTAGCGTAGATAAAGAAAACCATTATGTCAGTGTGAACCTATCATCAGGGTACGTAGAAAACAAACCTACACGTCTTATTGACGAGGGGGCAATAACATATTATGGTGGAGATGATATTCGTCTATACATCAAAAAAGGGGCAGTACAAGCATTCTACGATAGCTTGAGTTCTGATTATGTAGGATATATCAACTTAGCTCACATTGACATTACATCACTCCCTTTAAACTTAGGTACATGGACTAAAGATGATTTAACAGTTGTCGATATTGGGAATGGAAGAAAAGGTCTTGATGTAAACGTCAAACTAAATAGGGAATTGCACATAGTGCAAGATTTATTGAAACAAGAAATACCATTGAGTATTAGTGCAGAACTGAGAGGGACACTCGATCTTGAATCGTCATTTAAATTTAATGCACCATTCTACAACGAAATCGAGATTGCTGGTTTCTCAGTTGTTGCAAATCCAGCCAATGTAAACAGTACAGGCGAAAATTTAAACAGTAAAGGAGACTCAGAAATGAACCTATGGGAAAAGATTTTAAAGTTGAGTTCTGAAAATAAAGAAGAAAAGAAGAATGAAGCTTTAGAAAACAAAGAGGAAGAAAAAGAAGAAAAAGAACCTTCTAAAGAAGAAAAAACACCTGAAAGTAAAGAAGAAGGAACAGAAAACAAAGAAGAAGCTAAAAAAGGCGAAGAAGCTTTGGAAACTGTTGAAATGTCTAAGGATGACATGGAAAAAATCAACAAATTCATGGATGCCTTTGAAACTTTAAGTGCAAAAGTTGAAGCATTAGAAACAGAAAATGCAGAATTAAAAGAAAAATTAAAAAGTTCTAAGAAAGAAAAAACAGAATTTGAAAAGAAAGCAGAAAGCACATTAGACAGATTGTCTAGTTTGATCTCAGGACAAGCTAACGATAAAGAAAAGAAAGAAGAAAAATTAGCTTCAACTTCTAAAGTTAGCGGAGATATGTGGGGATAGGAGGTAAACCATGTTAGATTTATTATTTACAAATCCTGATAACACATTATTAGAGAAAATGGCAGTTACACCAGGAATGGTAGAACGTCTAAGTTCTAATATCGAGGATTTAACATCATTCTCAAGAGCTTATATTGATTATGAAAAAGCAAGACAGAATTTAGCAGCAAACGCTTCTAAATCAAATGTAGGAACAGTTGGTATCGGTACTGATTATTCAGATAACTCACCAGCCAATCCATTCCAAAACGTGTTCCCATTAGTTTCTTGGTTAATGAACACACCAGCTTCACGTAAGATGCAAGGTGCTATGAACCGAGGAGCATGGAGCGTTACAAAAAAAGAAGATGGCAAATTCTATATTCAGTTGCCATTCACATACGGAACAACAGAACCTAAATCAACACAAGGTGAATGTTGCTGGGTTCCATTAGATTTAGCTAAATGCGGTAGCAATGCACCATTAGCATTATTGTGTTTAAAGAGTTGCGAGCCTATTATGGATAGCTTAGTAAATGAAACACGTAAAATCAAAGCTAATGACATGGTTTGCTATTTCCAACGTGAAGGAGAAACTATTAAAGAAGCTCAGAAACGTATGGATTTAATTTCAATGGCATACTTCACTGCTATTAACGTAATCTTAGGAACAATGGCTACAGGTACTGCTACATTGAAACCATTCCATGGATTATTGGAAGTAATGGAAGATAAAGCAGTTATCAAAATCGTAGGTACAAACGTATTATCTGCATTTGATTCAGTTGCATTACGTTTAGCAGCATTAGGAGATGGCGATTATAAATTCGCTTGTCACCCATTAGTACTTGAAGGTATTAAATCTGTTATCGTTCCAGGTAAATTCAACGGAGAATATCCTGATGGATGGACTCGTAACAAAGAAACTGGAGAAGTCGCATTTAAAGGACATGGATTTATCGCAGATAAATTAGTTCCATGTGATATTACAAAAGGTACAGGTGATGTATGGGTATTAGAAGGAAATACAGTAGGTTTGGTAATGGGAACTACTTTCCAACCATCTGAAAAATTCCAACGTCATACATTCGGTGCTACAGATACTCCATCTGAAGGATGTGGTACTCAATGTGATTACTACTACAACTTTGGATGTGCATTTGGAACAGACGCAAACAGATTAATGGTTATCCAAGGTATTCCAATGTCAGCAGCTACATTAGGAGATACATTAAACGGATTAGACCTTGTATTAAAACCAACAACTATCGTACCAATCAACATTGGTGAATAATGTACGAAAAAATTATCGAACAATTGAAAAACTATTGTTCGTGCATAAAGGAAAGCGATTTAGAAGCAGATAAGCTTGAAAAGAATGTTGGAGAACTAATTGATTTAATTAGTACCATCACTTGTTGGAAAAATCATCCTTGTGAGACTTTCCTCTCATCTCAAAGAGAGGAAGTCTTTGATGTTGGTGAATTTAAGAAATGTGGTTGCGATTCAGGAATTGTACGTATACCGCTATTCTATCCAATGATTGACCCAACAACGATTGAAGTATCTGTTATCACTAGAGAAAGAATTACATTTACTACTCACAAATTAGAAGTTGATAAAGATTTTTCTTATAACCCATACGACAGTATCGTGTACGTTGATTTATCTAATATCGACTACAAAGATGTGTGCAATTGTGGATGTGATGAATTATCTAAGATCGTTGTCAGTTATGTAGCTGGATATGAAACGATACCTGAATGTCTATTGCCTGTATTCTGCGACTTTCTACAATTTGTTATCGCAATGAACAGATGTGAATGCGGTTGTAGCACGTGTGAAGAAACAGATGGTAGTGATGTTCTTATTTCAGAAGAAAATTCTGATGCTCAGATTTCAATTAGTGTGTATGTTCGTGAACATATCACAAAAGCGTATTCAGAGCAGTTAGGTATCTTATCAGTATGTAATTCAAAAGACATATGGGTTGGTGATGTTGTGTGAGAATCAAATATATTGGAATGAAAAGTTCCACAAAGAAAAATGGATGCCCCGTATGCGGTGCGAAAGCCAAATCAAACACATCTTATGAGTATTCAAAACGTATGTGTTTGCCGAGTGGCCTAGTAAAAATCTTCCTTATGAACAAAGTTGAGGAAGTATCGTATGAAGATGGTGTATTCCTAAAAGGCTTTAAATACGTCTATGGAGGCAAACTTTATTACCCCTTTATCGAGGTGTAGGAAATGCTAAAAGGCCTCTTAGAAGATGTTATAGAAGCGTGTGAAGAAGATTTTGAAGGATTGGCTAGTGAATTAGAAGAAACTATGCGAGATGAAGCTCCAAGAGGGAGTAGATTCTATGCTCAAGAAATGACAAGTATGCCATGGAATGAATATAGGCCAGGTGCTTTAAAGGATTCGATCACGAAAGAAAAAGTATCTAATACCGAATATCTAATCGGTGTAGATGCAGACAAACTAGAAAAAGATTCTAGAAACCCTTCTCACGTTGATTACTCCCCAATGGTACAGAATGGAACTAAACGAGTTTATACATTAGTACGTAAAAACGGAAGGCCGTTCGTTTGGGTAGATGAAATGGGAAAGAAACACTTTGCACACAAAATTAAGATGCCACCTAGAAAGGCAAATGATTTTGTTGCTAGAGCGGTATCTAGATTTGATGCAAAAGTTAAATAAAGGAGATTAAAAATGGAAGAAAAAGTTGTAAAAGCTAAAAAGACTCCTGAACAGAAAGTAGATGTTCAAGCATTTGTTTCACGCAAACTAAACGCTTTAAATCAATTAGGCGGTGCTAAAGCAGAGCGTGCTATGGAGCGTGTACTAAAAGCTACAATGGGAGGGCAAAAGTAATGTCTAACTGTAACATTAACAAAATCATTAGTGACAAATTAAGTGTCTCTAAATTAACTAAAACTCAAGAAATTGATATTACTATCATGAGTGATATTGATTCTTGTTTAAAAATCAATACTCGTAAATTTGAAAAGATTACAGGTACTTCTAGTGCTTATACATCACGTACTATTGCACCTGATTTAATCAACGTTTGTGAATCATTCGGATGTAAGAATACAGGTACATTGTTCATCACTTCTAAAGAAACGGATGCAGAAGGTGGAGAAGGAAACAAAGTACACACAAGTGGTGCGGTATTTAAAGCATTGAAAAATGCATTAGACTTTGCAGCAGGTGTTGTTTACTACTACGTAAATGTTCCTCAAGCAGGTACTTACACAATCACAACAAAGATTTCAGATGTTTTAGATCATGAAATGACTAATGCAGATGAGTATACAAGTACTTTAAAAGCAGATAAAGAAGGATTCTACCCTGTACAGATTGACCTATCTACTGTTCCAACAAAAACAAGTGGAAAAGGATGGGAAGCAAGTACATCAGGTGTCCGTTTAAGTATTGAAGTAGCATTAACAGATAAATCAGCAGATAGTATCTTGATTGGTATTTCTTCAATTTCTTTCTTTGAAGAATTTGCAGACTTAGATTCTAACAACGATATTAAAGTAAGCTGCTTATCAGGATTTGATGGTGACGATACTGTAGACCCTGTAGATACAAGTTGCTTTGACGATTCTTATGATGATGATTCTGCTTCTATTGAGCGTTCATTTACAGGTACTCAATTAACATCTAACTACTTAACTATGAACCCATTCATTGGCAAGGGAGATAAATCTCAAGGCTTTATGATGCGTACTCAGGAAGTGGTTATTGAAGCAGATAAAGAACATCCTGAATATGGTTCAATTCATATTGCAGACCACTATGTTGATGAATGTGGATTTATCTATGCAGCATTGAGTGACCAATGCAATATCACAGATTCTACTTTGAACCGAATCAACACTCCATTGTTGGCTAACTTAGATGAGTCTCAATACCAAGTATTGAACAGTAAAATCAATCCAAGTTTAGATATTGAAGGTTCAAAGATTTACTTCAACAAAAACTTAGTAGGTAAAACATTGAAGATTTCTTATCCAATGACTGTTGATGTATTGCAACACTATGTAGCAAACAACGATAGCTTAAAGAATAAGAGAGCGAAAGTTACAATCACTCGTTATAGAAGTGATGGAACTGCGGAAGTATTTACTTACCACAATGCAAAAATTACTTCATTCCCAATGGGTATCCCTGATGACGGAGCGTTTGAATTTAGTTTAGCGTTCAAGAAAGATACTCGTGGAAACTGGTATGAAGTTTATGTAGTAAACAAAGCTAACGCTAATTTATAGAAATTGAGAGGCAAATGAGATGGAAGAACAAAAGATTTTAGAACCAACACAGTTAAATGCCATGATTGAAAAGTTAAAAGTAGCTCGTGAGGATGATACTCCTCACGCAGTTTATGGCAATGGTGGTGAAATTGCAGTTGTTGGTGATGCAAATAAGACAGATGTTAAAACAATTGATATTGAAGTGAATTTTAGATTCACTGAAAAAGAAATCGAAGAACATAAAATTGATGTTCCTGAGAATGCTAAAAGAGTAGGGCAATACGTTATGTTCGATAAGAAGTTTGAAAATCTAACATTATCTCCTAGACAAGATATGAAGATGGTAGAAGCTTTAATCGAAGTAAAACCATTGTTATTGGATGCAGAACAAATCCTAGACCCATATAAAGAAAAATTCCAAGAAATTGAGGAATACTACGGTCACAAATTCATTGAAGGAAAAGATGGAATCGTTACAACAGATGCAGATGATGAAGAAGTGAACAAGACTATGGTTCAGATTTATGAAGCGTATATGAATGAAGCGAATGAACAGATTTTCCATTTATACGCTCAATCCTCTACAAATTTAGTTGATGGACTTTATAAAGTTGTTGCAATTTTCTTAGGATTAGATGAATTTTATGAAGATCACATGATGCAATATTCAGTTTTAACTTGCATGATTAGCCTAATTATCAAATATCCTGAATTATTCAATGAGGTAGAAACAGTTTTTATCAAATAATTGATAAGGGGGATGATAAAAAGGATTCAGTAAAAAAAGCAAAGTCTTATGTTGCAGAACTAAATCTTTATTCAACCATGGCTCATTATGTCGGTAAAATTCTAAAAATACGCCCCAATGAGATATTAGACCATTGGGGTGTTTCTGAATTAGTTGTAGCCTTTGGGTACTACGCAAATCTACAAAGCGATAAAACCTGGAATGAAATTAACGAGGCAAATAAAAATTCTAAAAAGAAAATACCTCAGATTGACAGATATGCGGTTCATTTCATGCAGAAAACAGATTTAGCAAAGGAGTCCGAAGATGTCAGTACGTGAAGTCGGTGCTAGGTTAGTCCTTGACATTAAGGATGCCGAAGCAAAGATAAAACAACTTGAAAAAGAGTTAAAAGATATTGAAAAGGCAAAGCTCAAATTTGATGCTAGCACTAATGAATTAGAAAGAATTAAGGCAAGATTAGAAGAAATCAAAAAAGAAAAGGAAGCTTTGGAAAGGCAAAAACTTTCTTTAAAAGTTGATTTAGATAATCTAGCTAATTTCAAGAATCAATTATTGGATGTTAAAGATGATATTAGTGAACTTAAAAAAGAGCTATTAGCCTTGAGTAATAAAAAACTTTCTATTGATATTGATTTAAAAGCAAATGCCAATGAAATTCATGATGTCATTAACGACATGACACTAGGTGAAAACGATAAAAGTGACAAGCTTAAAGACCTATACAGTGCACGTGAAGCTCTCAAATACGATATGCGAGAGGTTGGTATTGAAATTGATGAAGTTCAAAAGAAAATTAACAATCTTAGCAAAGAAAAGATAAAGATTGAAGCGAACATCAGTGAATTAAATGATGCTCAAAAATTGGTTGATGAGATTGATGATTCAATCGCAGATTTAGACAAAGAAAAAATAAAATTAGAAGCAGATTCTTCTAAGTTAGAAGATACAAATAAAAAGCTAGACGAAACCATTGAAAAAGAGAATGATGTAAGAAACACAAAAGCGGATATTGAGTCACAAGTTATTGGCTATCAAGATAGCTTGAATAAACTAAACAATCTTCAAAACGCTGCTAAAGCTTTAAAAACTGCTAGTAAGATTACATTTGATGTTGGTAATAAAATGTCAAATCTAGGCTCTAGTATGTTGAACATTGCCAAGAATTTCCAAAACAACCCAATAGGAGATATTGGACGATTCTTAGTACAAGGTGTTGGATATTCTAGTTTGTATAGATTGGTTTCAAGTGCACAAAACGCAATTGGTGATGCATTTTCAAGCGGTGTTAATAGATACGATACAATCAAAGTTGCGAAAAGAACATTGTCCACTGTAGTAGGCGATGTAGGCGATTCTACGGCTAAAATCCAAAAGATGATTGATAACCTAGACGAAAGCATTTTGGGGCTACCAACCACTTTAGATGACGCTCTAAGCCATGTTACGAGATTTACTTCAATCAATCATGATTTAGATAGGTCTCAAAAGCTATTCTCGGCAATTAATGATTCCATTTTGACATTTGGCGGAGATTCTGAGGGAGTAAACAATGCGGTTACTCAGTATTCTCAAATCATGGGTTCTAAAATGGATGCTCGTACATTGAGATCAATGGAAGATGCAGGTATGACACCAGCCTTAACTGCTATTGCAAAGAAATTTAATATGTCATTCGCAGAGTTTAGGGATGCATTTACAGGGTCAAATCCAACTATTTCATTACAACAATTTGAGGATGCCTTAATTGAGTTGGATGAAAAAGGCGGTGGTGGCCTAAATTCGTTGGCAACTATGGTTAAATCATCTGTAGCCACAATTGGTAATGCTTTTGACTTAATCCCTAAGAGATTCAGTAAAGCCGAAGAAAAGTGGTTAGGTGCATTAGATGAGGTTTCGACGGAATTAACAGGTGCTACAATCTATGGAAATATCTACAAACTTTCTCAAAAAGTCGAAGGCTTAGGAGATATAGGAGCCAACTTCATTAGAAGTCATAAAAAAGAGATTGGCGAAGGTATAGACTTCATTAAAACAAAGTTCTCTGAATTATGGAGCGTTTTAAAAACATTCAGTTTCAAAGATTTTGTTGGTGGTTTTAAAGAAGGATTAGGAGATTTCCAAGGTGTAATTGATTTCTTCGAGCCTATTCTTGGTGATTTCTATGATTTTGCAAAAGATAAAATCACTGAAATGGGAGACGGAAGCTTTTCTAAAGGGTTAGGACGTTTCGTATCAGACTACATCCAAATTGGTATTGGATTAAAGTATGCTGGTAAGTTAATGAAACTTGGAAGCGGTGGAATTAGTCTTTTAGGAGATTTAGTAAACGTTGCTTCAAAATTCAAAGGAAAGAGTTTCAATATTCCTTTCCTAGGAAAACTAGGAAGTAAATTCAGTTCTGTTAAAGATGTATTCAAGAGTTCAGATGAAATTACTGCTGCTGCTAGTACTCCAAAAACTTTTGATGTAGAAGGATTTAAAAATAAATTATCTTCATTAGCTATCATAGCTGGTGGGGCAGGAACAATCATACTTTATTGCAAAGCGATAAAGGAAATTGAAAAGAATGTTCCAAATGACATTACAACATTGCCTATGCGATTAACAAATTTATTCTCTGTAATGGGATTGATGATGGGAGCTAATACAATTAATGCAGGAGTTTCAAAAGCATTAGAAATGAACAATGCCTTAACAGGATTGGCAATGATGATTGGTCAAGGTGGGGCTTTATGGCTATTTGCTAAAGCTATGCAAGAGTTAGATAAAACCATGCCTGATGGATTCGACACATTCAATGATAAATTATTAGGCTTATTTGAATGCATTGGCTCTATGACACTTATTACAGGTATTCAAGGCGGTGCTGGTGTCCTAACTGGTGGAATAACTACATTGGCACAAGTGCTAGGAATGATAACAACAACAGGACTAGCTGGTACATTGATTGTTTGTGCTAAGGCTATGCAAGAAGTCGATAAGAATGTTCCTTCAAACACAAAAGGACTTAAAAAGAAAATCCAAGGAATTATGGATGTCATAGATATGTTTGAAGGCGGAGGAACATATTCTTCTTGGTGGAGTCAAGTTATTAAAAGTTCTGAGTCTTTATGGAAAAACATGGAGACTTGGAATATTACTAGGATTCTAAAGAAACTTGTTACTATTGGAGAATCAATTTCAAAAGTGCAAGGAATGAGCATTGATAGCAGTTCTTTCAACGATCAATTCAAAGATATTCAAGAGGTAATCAAGAATATTAATGATTTTGAGTTCCCAACAGTTAGTACTTCAAGTGCAACGAACATTGCAGATGCAAACAGTATCGTTAAGAACTATGCAACAATGGCTTCTAGCCTTTCTAAAATGTCTAGTATCAATGGAAGTTCAATTAACGTTGAGAATTGTACAAGCATTTTAAAGAATGTAGCTAGTGTTGTTCAAGAAATGAAAAAGATTGTATTCCCTGATGTTACAAAGAATATTAAATCTAATTTAAACTCCACAAATGCTCAAGAGTTCCTAGATACATTAAAGATTTTGGAACAAATTGTTCCTGAATTTGGAAACTTGCAAGCAACGATTACAAACAATCCTTTACCAAATGCAGAGGATATTAAAAAGACAATCTCTAGTATTTCTCAAGCAATTGGATACATTTCTGTTGCTGGTGTTGGAACAGGAAAAGACAAGAATATGTTGTCTTACAACTTGAGACAAATGCCTGATTCTAAGCTATTTAACAACGCACTAAAGGCGATTACAACTTTAGGTGATATAATCCTCAAGTTTGAAACTTTGAACGTATATTCAACTGATTTCGACTTTGAAACACTGAGAGCCAATATTAAGAGTATTGGAAATGCAGTGAATGAAATGGCAACTAACAAAGGATTAACTGAAAATCTAGAGAATATGGACACAGTTAATAAGACTGTTTCTAAGTTGAAAAAAACGTGTGAAAGCTTAAATTCTATCGTTGGATTAAATCTAGACTTTGTTAAGGTTGGAGAAGTCACAACAGGTATTCAAACGTTCCTAAACAATGTTAAAGGATTGAAAGTTGGAGAAGCTACTACAGATGTTGTTACAGAAGTAAACTCAATCGTTACTTCATTCCACAACATGGCCACAACTTTATCAAATATGAAATCAGAATTTAATACCTCTGGTACAGATATGGCCAATGGAATTATTGAAGGTTTCAAAAGTATTGATATTGAAGGCTCATTTGGAACTAAGATTGATAATGCTAAAGCTTCATTGAAGAAGAAAAGCTTCAAATCCGTAGGTAAGAAGTTTGGAAAAGATGTTGTAAGTGGATTTAGTGAAGGTATCTCTAATATGTCTAGTTCAATCTCTAATCAGATTACTATGATGTATGGATATTCAACACGATTCACAGATTTAGGACAATACTTAGGAAGTGCATTTAAAAATGCGTTCAACAATCAATCAGGAAACATTAATACAGGTGGTACAACTACTCCTACAGTAAACACGGGCAATGAGTCACAAGGAAAAAACTTTAAGTTTGCTAAAGGTGGCCCAGTTTACTTAAAACGAGGTGGACAACCTATTGTTATGAAACCTAGCGGAACAGATACAGTGCCTGCTATGTTAACTCCTGGTGAGTATGTAATGAAACGTAGTGCAGTTAAGAAAGCAGGTCAAAGTTTCATGGATAAAGTAAATAACATGGATTTGAAAGGTGCGTTCAAAGAATTGTCTACTAGATATGGTTCTCAAGTTGGAAGTGTTGTTAATAAGAATGTGACTATCAACAATAATGATAATCGTGTTACGAATAACAGTATCGCTTTCAACGAAGGAAACGAAAGAAGGCAGGCTATCAAAGTAGGTAGATGCTTGAGAGGTTTGACATAATGACTTGTTATAACTTAAACCCATTAAAAACATACGTTCAGTTCAATGATCTTGTAATAGACAGTGCAGAGGAGATTTCCTCTGCCTCTCTAAAGCAAGATACAAAGACTGCAACGCAAGAATATAGTTATGGACATGGTAGTTATGTTGCTTTCCAAAAGAATCAACAGTTTCTTACGGAAGGTGACTTGTCCTTAACATTGAATTTTAATTATGAACATTTTCATGATGAAGATAGAAGATTCCTACGTGACTATTTCAATTTGAATTTGCTTAAACCTGGAAGGTTATGGGCAATTCAAGATAACAAATTGATTTGGGCATGGGCCTATGTCACAGGATTTAGTGAAGATTACAAAAAATACCAAGGATATTTATCAATGGATATAGATTTTAAACTTTGGGAAGGTGTATGGCATATTGCGGACACAAAGAAAACATTCTTAGTTCCTTATTCTGTATGTAATATCCTCGATTGTGAGGATTTCAGAGATGCTCAAGAGTGCTTATCATGTTGTGTTACTTGCCCCCCTGATATGGAAACTTGCAATTCGTGTCTATGCGATTGTGGAGACATCACAGAGGAAACATCCTTATGTGTAATGGGAACTAAAGCATTGGAAGATTTTATGAATTGTGGCAATTCATACAAGATTGTCTACGATTGCATAAAAGGTGAACAGATTTTCGGTGATGATTTAATCAAAAATAAAATCTGTAAAAAAGATTATTGTGTTGAGTCAATTGCTGGAAGATTCTACAGTGGAACAGTATTAGATACAGATAAGGTAAAGTTGATTCTAGATGGTAAATTCCAAAACCCTGAAATTGAAATCAACGGAAACAAAATGATGATTCTAGGTGAATATGATGGAATTTTAACACTTGATTCAAGTTGGAACTTATACTTTACTGCGGATGGATGTTGTGCATCAGAGGAAGTAGATTTAGATAATCTAGTTATCGAAGATGAATTTGGATTCACAGTACATCATGGAATGAATAGATTAGTTGTCACAGGCTCATGTTGTAAGATGGCTTGTGTATATATAGATGTTGATGAACTTACAAATTAAGGAGGCTTGCAGTGGCAAATGTAAAAAGTTATTGCACTGCTTGTGGAAAGTTAAAAGATAGCAGTGCAGAGTTTATCCAAAATGGTGTTACAGATTCAATCTGTACGTCTTTAGGAAACGATACAGGCTTAAATCATGAGAATGGCAATAATACGTGTACAGACATGGAAAATGCCAACGATTGCCTTACAAAAGGCTTGTATGACATCATAGATGGATTTGATTTGTGTGATTGGAAATTATTCATGAGTCAATATGCTAACAATGATTACAACATGAAAGCAGCTATGATTTGTTGGATGTGTGGATTGCAAGATCAGTTGTATAATCTTCAACTTCAAAATTTGGCAATCGAAACACAATATACTATTCAACAGTCCACACCTGGATTGAGTGTTGCAATTGACAGACAAGGTAATTTCAGATTCAATTATTCAGATTGGATTCATACAAGTGATTATACGAAAGTAGCGGACGGAGTTATTACGGGAAAAGTTGATTTCTGTATGAAGCCTAACAAAGATAAGAGTGCTACATACAAATTCAATAGCGTTACATTGAAACACTACTCTTATAAAATGACGGGAGTTTCGGCAGGTTCATCTCCTACTGTTTCGATTCGTGTTCCCAATAGGAGTGGGTCGTTGGTATATCAGAAAATCACAAATGCTTCATTTGAAGAAGATATTAACAAAACAGTGGAATTAAGCATGAGTGGAACAGTAAAAGCTGGAGAAACAACAAATTGGTTGCAGTTCCTTTCTATTTATGTTGATTGGGTAGAAGATGATGAAATATCTCTACACACTCGTTTTGTAAATGATAACAAGGTGAATTTTGTTATCTGTAGAGATTAGGAGGTACACATAAGTGAATAAAGATGTTTGTTCTGCTTGCGATTCTTTAAAAGCTACAAGCAGTAATTTCATTCAAAAAGGTGTAACAGATACTATTTGTGCAAATCTTAAAGCAAACCAAGGTTTTGAAAATAAGGGCCACAATAACTGTACAGATATGCATGATATGAACGATTGTCTATTAGGCGGATTGTTAGAAAAGATTGATACAATTGATGTTTGCGATACAAAAGAAGCTATCAAAGATTTGGAAAAGAATTTAATTAGTATCATTGATGTAATGATTTGTTCGGATTGCGGCCAATGGGAAGAAATTGAGAAACTATGGGCAGAAATCCAAAAGATTTGGGCAGCTATTAGAGCATTACAAGCCAAAGTTGGAGGCCTTGAAGGCAGTGTTGGAGATATGTACAGTGCGGTTGAAAAGATTCTTACAAATCTTAAAAACAGTGGTGCATGGAAACAAACAGGAGATACTATATTTCAAGGAAAGTTCAATGACGGAAGAAGCATTGCAACAGGTAACATCAATATCTTTGGTGGTACTCCTGATGGAAACTCATACATCCGCACTAATAACGGAAGTTCTGAGAATGATTTGGCTGGTGGTGTTTAATGGCATGGCAAAACTTTCATGGAGCTTACGATAACACAGGGCCATACGCAAACGTAGTATTAGGCGGGAATCCAGGCAATACCGCAGACTTTGGATTTCCTCTTGCTACCGCCCATGCTAAAGGATATGGAAAAGGCATCAACTTTTCAGATGATGGAAACTATGGTGTTACGTTCACATTAGATTTAGTTGGATATGGTGTAACGGATGCTGGTCAATATACAGGAAACGGAAAGTATGTACAATATGGCGGAAGATACAACTATATTTTGATCATTAGTGTTTCTAACAACAATAAAGCCTCATGGAGAGAGATTTACAATCAAGTAATATTCTCTCATGCCGATACATGGCCATTGGCTTATTCATCAGGTTGGGAAACAGTGGCACAAAACAGTCAATGGAGCGGTAAGCTACAACTTCCAACAGATACAACACACGTTAAAGTTGAATTAAGAGGCGAAGATGCTACATTCCCTTACGAGAATATATATTCAATTCAACAGGTTATCCCTGATTTCAGACCATGGGCAGTAAGGAAAGGCGGCATATTCTATTCTTTGGATAGAGCTACAGGATGGTTTAAAAAGAGAGTTAAAGACTCTTGGGTAACTATTGGCAAGTACAGTGCCGATAAAGCAAATAAAGAAAACCAAGGGTCAAGTAGAATTAGAAAAAATGGTAAATGGGTAGGACAAGGCAAAATTGGTAGTTAGGAGTAAATATGATTCCTTACTTTGAAATATTAGAATTTGGAAAAGTTAAAAAAAGATTCAGAGATGCTTTAAGCACAATCAGTTTTTCAAATGAGTTGATGACAGTACCTGAAATGCAAATCACAATTCCTAACGAATACTACGATTTAATATCAGGAAGAAAAGAAATGCGAGTAATTATGGATTGTGGAGTTTTCTACGGAATGATTACCGACTATAAACCCTCTGTAAGTGGTTTAAACATATCTCTAACGCACGTAATTAACGAATGGACATATAGACAAGTACCAACGAATTATGCGGTTAAAAACGCTCTTATAAAGAACGTATATGAAAGTGAAGATATGTACTATTCGACTCAGTGGAAGATGAATTTTGAAACTGAGATTGATAACGAAAAGATTGACTACGTTTATTCTAGACAATCAAAATTGGATGCACTTACTAAAACTTGTGAATTGACACCATCCGTTTATTGGAGAGTTCCTTTTACAAATGATAAGCAAGTTGAAGTTGGATATTTTGGAAAAAAACAACCTGTTATGCTTTCCAATAAGCCAACATTAGGGAGAAACTACAGAATCATTGGTGAACCAACAATGGAAACCGATTTTTCAGATGTTATCAACCTTGCTACAGTTTATGCTAATAAATCTGATAGTGGTATGTCATCTTTATCTCTGAGAGAAGTGTATAACGATAAAAGCTTGCAGAACCCTAAGTTTCCTGTAGTTATTTTGAGATCAAACATAAATAACGAACGTGATTATGAATATGTAGACTTTCCTAAATTAGCTCCTAACAATCAATTGGAGTATTCCATTATTGATACAGAGTCGGTTGGATATGAAAGTGGTGTATTCATTGAAGGAACATTTGCTTTTGATGATTTATCACCTTTTAGCTTAGAGGACATGACAAAAGACTCTAAGGATTATAAATGGGTCATTCCTAAAGAACAAAGATATTTGACGGATACAGAGGAAATAAACAACGCTAAAGCCTTATGGCACTCTTTAAAAGACATTTGGAGTAAATCTGCTATTGCTGCTTTATGTGGATCATGTCATGTGGAATCAACATTAAACCCTAACTTATATCAAATGGGTGATGTTCCTGATTCTCAAAAAGGATTTGGATTAGTTCAGTGGACACCATACACACGAATTACCAATTGGCTTGGTTCTCATGGGTACACAAGCTACACAATGTACGGAAAAGGGGAAGTAGCTAAGTTGGTTGAAGAATGGTCAACAAACGCTACAAATGGCCCTTGGATTCCTACTTCTTCTTATAACATCACATTTCAACAATGGTCACACATGGAAGCAGATATGAATTACATGGTAATGGCTTTTATGGCGGATTATGAACGTGGTGATACATCTATTGATTTACAGTATCAAAAGCGTATTGAATTTGCTCAACGTATTTATGGTTTGATTCCTGATTGGGAACAAGATGATAACGGTACTACAACAGATACAGATAAAACACAATCCCGTCCTTGGAACGCTCAGAATTTTATTAACACATGGAATGGTCAATCTATCGACATGGATGGTGTTCCTGTTGAACAACCATATCAATGTGTAGATGCATGGAAGAAAGCATTACAGACATTGAATTATCCAGACCCAACAAGAGCTATTGGCGGTGATGGATATGCAGATTACATTTGGTATAACAGAGATGAATTAGGTTATTCTCAGTACTTTGATTATGTTAGTACACCTCAATTTGGTGATTGGTGCATATTCGGTAGAAGTGGTGACACACCTACATCACACGTTGCAATGTACGTTTCTGATGCTGGTAATGGTAGAGCTAATTTCTTTGGTCAAAACCAACCTTATCCATATTGCAATACGACAACAATCAGTACATCAAATATCATTGGTATTTTCAGAGTAAAGAGTGTTTATGTACAACAGAGCATTGACCCTGAGTCTACAAACGGAACAACTATCATTACTGATAACGATAGAATTTATGCGGCCAAGGTCGTATATGATTGTGCCTGTAGAAAACTAATTAACGCAAGAAGAAAGTTTTCTATCAACACTTCTTGTGAAGCATTGCCTAAAGAAGTAAACGTAGGTGATAGAATCAGATTTATTTATGATCTCAATTTATTGCAATTGGGAAGTTGTAATAGATACATGAAACGTATTCTAAAACAAGACGATTGGTTCTATATCACAAGTCTACAAAGAGAAATAGATAAAACAGGAATTGAAATAGATACATTGACACTAGAGAAATTCCTAAGAACAGATAGAGACGGAAAGAGTGAGTAGTTATGGATATTAGTAAGGCGATAAATATATTAGCTGATAGTGTCTATGATTTGAAAGAAAAAGGAAGATACAATTCCATTCAACGTAGAAACCACACAGTTGATTTTTATGGGTATGAGTTCCCTAGATGGGGATGTTCAAGTTCTAAACCAGCGGTAATAGGAATGTCAATTTCTCAGGATTTGATTTATTATGAGCGTTTTGAGTTTAAACTAGTAATAGATAATTCTACTGCTACAAACTTTAATGTTGAGATTGAAGGAATAGACATGACACCATATTTCAAGCAGCAATTCAACGGAGCATGGATTACAGGCAATGGACTATGGCCTGGGCAATATTCTAATTTTGATGTTCTTAAAGCTTGTGGGTATCTTTCAGAGGATGAGAGAAATAGAATATTAGACCCAGGATATAAAACAATCAAAGTAACAGGAAATGGTAATTTTGATTGTACGTTAGTTAATTATCTTAAATATAGTCATGTAAACAGATAAGAGGTATCTATGAATAGATATGAACAAAGGATTGAAAACCTATCAAATCATGTAAAACAAAATCCTAGAGATTGGCAGTCTGCCATATCGCTATTGAAATTGAACAGTCAACAAATTGACTTTAAAAGAAAACAAAAACAACAGTCTGCTAGATTATCTATCAAAGCATACAAAAAGGAGGTTGTGTAGATGGAAAACAAATATAGCACTTCGGGAATTGGAGAAGATATTATCCGTAGTTTTACACAAATTGCAAGTGCAGAACTACACGCTAAAACCTTATTAGAAAAACGTATTTCTGAGGTTGAAAACGGATTAATTAGTGAAGAAGAAATTCCTGATAATTTAGAAAAGATTGAAGCACTAAAGGATGAAATTGATGATTATGCCAACATCAGACGTTCTCAAATGCTTTATCTATACAATTCTTTTGGTGGCAAAGGGGATAGAGAACAGTGGTGTTTAGTTAAACATTTAAGTATGGCTATGTACACTGCATTTGAAGCATATCAAGCTTCGGATAGAGACCCTGAATTATTGAATATCGCTTTGGAGATTAACAAGAAGTTTATTGAAGCTTGTACCAAATTCTTAGGCGTAGAAATTACTTCTTGTGCATCTTGCTTCGCAGACATTATGAAAGCTGGAGGAAAATAATATGCAACCTGTAGTATGTAACAAAGATATGGCAGTAGTATTCCCTTTAAAAGACGGTGATTGCGAATTTTGGCTAGAAATCGTTGATTCTGTAGATGATATTACTAATCCAAGTAGAGACCATGCGTATGTTGATTCAAAAGGATTGTTCTATATCTACAACGGAAAAGAAATTCAAGTAATCAATGACCATGCCAATTTGAAAATCAAATGGGGAAATATGATTGGTGATATTTCTAATCAATTGGATTTAATTGAAATTCTAAATCAATTCGTAAAGACAATTTCTGTAAACGGAACAAACATTGCCAAAGACAACGACAAAAACATTGCTATTCAAGTGCCTATCACAACTATTAAATTAGATGGAAATACGATTAGTCCTGTTGATTATATTGTAAATTTAGATTTAGCTAGTGTTTATGCAAAGAAAACTGAAATTCCTAAAAATGTATCTGAGCTTCAAAATGATGCTGGATATATTAAGCAAGAAGTTGTAGATCAATTAATACCTATTAAAGCAATCAAGGTTAATAACGTAACGATACTGCCTGATGAAAACCGTACAGTAAATATTGAAAATGTGTATGTTACACCAGAAGAATTCGGTGCTATTGGTGACGGTACTACTAACGATAGTTCAGCATTTAATGCTTGTATTGCGAAAGCAAACGAAACTGGTAAGTATGTATTGTTAAGCAACAAAACATATTTAATTGGTGATACTTTAATGGATAACGCTAATACAAATATAATAGGTGCTAATACTGTGATTATATTAGGCAACAACACGTTTACAAAACAAATAGTTAATTGTGTGTTTAGTAATATCACATTTAAGCGTACTGTAATAAGTGATTTACCACTAACAGAAAACTTTTCTTCATCTCAATTTAAGTATTGTAATTTTGTTGATATTAATTATTTATTTAATAATATTTCACCTAGAATTAACACGCTAGAACATTTATTATTAGATGAATGTAATTTACAAAATACACAACTTATTAATGTCACTAATCAATTTAATGGTGTGGTTTATAGTATTAATAAAACATTATTTTATTATGATGAAGACTATAAACAAAGAACTGCAATTATTTTTGGATATATTGGTGGTAAGTTTATATTTAATAATTGCACTTTCTCAAAATTTGATCCGGATGGAATAATTGAATTATTTGGTTCTCTTGATAATTTTGAATTTAATAATTGTTATATTCATACTTATGATAATGCAAACACCTTTATTCTACCGAATATAAGTAGTGTGGAGAAACAACAAATAACATTTAATAATTGTGATATTTCAAACAATAATAAGTATTTAGTTGATGTGTATACAACAAATAACACGGTGCTACCAACTGTTAATATTAAATATTCAACATTAAAAGTGAATGCAATTTTTAATGCAAAAAATGAATGTAGCTTATGGCTTGAAAATAATCAAATTGACACTAAGCCTATTATTAATGTTGGAGTGGGTAAAGTTAATATCGTTGAAATGCAACAGAAATATAGTGATACAAGCGAAAATATATTCCCTTGGACAACAGAACCTGCACCAACCGTTGAAAATAATGTTTCACTTAATAAAATAGGAACAGATCAATATTATGTTTTAACAGAAAGCAAAGATAAAAATGTTAAAAAATTAGATTATTATTTTACATATAATTTTGATTATTTACCAAGAGCGCCTTATTATACCAACGACGTTATTGTTAGGGATTTAGACTTAGAAGGTTATACAGTTAAGAGATCATTTTTAAGTGATAACACATGTAAATTAAAAAACAAAAGTACAGGTGAATTAATAGACTATGTTTATTTAATGCTAGATGATAATGTAACAGTCACAACACAAAAATATGACCCACAATTAGTATATACTACAATAGCGATGAAATATTTGCCATATTTCGCTAAACTTAAAACAAATACGCCTGTTGAAGGGCATTTGTATGTTGACGCATGTATTTCAATTATTTTAAATAAAACTAGCTCGTAAGCTAGTTTTATTTTATTATATAGTAGGAGGTATTAATTATGGATAAAAAAGAATAGGACAACTTGGAGAATTTTCTGGTATTGAACGTAGAGTATTCCCTCACCTCATTAGACATACAACCGCTTCGGATGGATTAAATAGAGGTATGGGTATTGAGGAAGTCCAAGCTATTTTAGGGCATGAAAGCATTGCTACAACAATGATTTATGCTAAAGTATCTAAGAACAATGTAAAATTACATCACACAAAATGTATTGTATAAGTTATAGGGCGTTAATGTACGTCCTTTTCTTTTTATTATATAATTGAAATGCCATAAAACAGTACCTCAGAAAATATGAGAGAGATGAAATATTTTTTGGAGGTGTAAATTTATGAATGTACAAGATTTTTTAACTTTATTACAGACTGCTGCTACTTTAGTTTGTGGTGGATTAGCTTTATATTTTAAATTCAGTACCAAAGCTAAAACTAAAGCAAAGGAAGTGCAAGAAGTGATTGCTAAAATCACTGCACAAGCAGTTGTTTACATTAAAGAAGCTGAGGACAACTACAAAGATACAACTAATGCTGGTGGTAAAAAATTTGAAGAAGTTGTCGGCAAGCTTTATGATCTAGTGCCTGATGCATTGCACGGCATTATTACAAAAGAAATGATTAGTGAAATCGTTCAAAGTACTTTTGATGAAATTGAAGAATACGTTAAGATTCAATTAGATAATGGAATTGATAAAATCAACGTCAAAGGTGACTAATAGTGAAAGTAATCACTATTGATTTAGAATATGTTTTATGGCTTTTAGGTTTCATTGCTTCCGCTTGGGGAGTAGTTAAAATCATTAAAGAGGTAAAGAAACCTAATGACGATTTAAAAGAAACCGTTAGAAAACACGAAGAATGGTTAGTAAGAGACAATGAGAGAATAAAATCAATTGAAAGTTTAGTTATCACACAAGAAGGGATTAAGAAAGAATTGAATGAACACTCTCGAAGATTAGGAGAGCATGAAGAAAGATTAGAAGAAGATAAGCAACGTGGCAATTTGACACTAAAAGCAAATATCGCAATTATCAACAATATGCTTTCTGAAAATGATAAAGACAAGCTCCAAGAAACTAGAGATGAAATTCAAGACTTTCTGCTAGATAAAAACTAAGGAGGATGAAAAATGGGAACTCCACAAGAGTTTTATAACTATGCTATCAATAAGGTTTTTAACAATAAAGGGCAAATAATGAGCATTAACTATGTTCAAGGCGAAGAGCCATATGGCGGGCAGTGCGTTTCATTAATTCAAGGATTGATGGCATGGGGAGGGAAACCATGTATTGCACGTGGCCATGCTAAAGATTGGTGGTTCAACAGAGCGAATAATGGTGTATTAAGTTATTTTGATGTTGTTACAGGTGCTCCCCAAAATGGTGACGTAGGAGTGTCTGTAGGCGGTGATGCAAGATATGGACATATATTTATCTATTGGGAAGGTAGAGCACTCTCTCAGAACGTTCTAGGCAACCCTAAAGCTATGTTATGGCCATTAAACTATCAAGGAGCTATTTGGGGATATTTAAGACCTAAATTCTATACAAATGCTTCTACATATGATGCTTCTCAATTGATTAAAGAGAATGGAATGGCCACATTTGAAAATGATACTGCTATCGTTATCCATAGAGATACTCCAACAGGTGCTTCTTACGGAACATTTGTAAAGGGCGAAAAACAAGTCTATACAGAAAAATGGGTAGGACTTGGACATAGATGGATTTCATGGTTACACACAAATGGAGTTAGATGTTTCGCAGCCGTTAGTGGTAGTGAATCATATGGTGTTGAACCGTGGGCCACAATCGGCGCTCCTGAAACACAAGATATTGAATTAACTCAGGAAGATGGTATCGCAACATTCATTGTTGATGGTGTTCACAAGCATTACGATAATCCAAGCGGTGAAATCTTTGGACAATGCAACTCAGGAGACGAGATTCGTTATTATTGGAAGTGCGTTACAAATGGACATAGATATGTTGTAGGTAAAGAAGGAGATAGAAAGTTCTTTGTTGCGGTATCTGCTACAGAGGATAGAAGCCAAATGTGGGCGAAATTCAGAGCACCTGATACAAATACTGAGGAAGATACAAAAGAGCCTTCTACAGAACCTTCTAAACCACCTACAACGGATTACACTAAGAATGTTAAGGGGTACGGAATTGATATTTCAGAACACAACAGTTCAGATATTGATTTATCAAAATATGACTTTGTGATTTTGCGTGCTTCTTATGGAGAATATACAGATAAGAAATTTGAATACTTTGCAGACAAATGTGAACAGTTAAAGATTCCTTATGGAGTTTATGTGTACGACTATGCGTTAGACGATAGCCAAGCTAGAGCGGAAGCAGAGTATGTATATAATCTAATCAAAGATAGAAACCTACAATTAGGTGTATGGTTTGATATGGAAGATGCCGACAATTACAAGAAAAAAGCAGGTGTTCTTACTAAAGAAAGATGTTCTTTCTCTTGTAAAGTGTTCTGTGACTATATGAGTGCTAAGGGATATTATACAGGTGTTTATACTAGTACTAGTTGGCTAGGAACATTTGTAGAAACAACATATCCTATTTGGATTGCAAATTGGGGAAGTAATGATGGTAACATTCAATCAGACCAATCTGGTGTAGGTGTTATTCACCAGTATGCAGCTAACCCAATCGACAAAGATATAATCTTCCACGATATTGATTTTTATAAATCAAATCCAAAGAAAGATGAATCAACAGACGATAAAAAAGATGAACCAAATACAGATTCTAAAGACGATAATGGAAACAAAATCAATGTGACAGGAATTAATAAATTAATTGAACTGTTGCTAAAGATCGTTGAAAAAATCGCTAATTTGTTCAAATAAACGTACATAATGTACAAAATATGACATGAAACGCTTGTATTTGCACGAAATCTGCAAAAAAGAGGTTTATATGTTGTAAATCAATCATAAATTAATCATGGTAGTGTGAACTATCGTGAACGAAAATATAATTGGTGGAAATGGAAACCGTGTTGCTCCTTAAATATCACGCAAGCTCGAGATAGCCAATTATAAAATAGCTCATCTACTAGAGTAGAAAGAGTTTCTTAGACCGTATGATGTTTGTACGGTCTTTGCTTTTTTATGCTAAAATATATGCACATAGATTAGTAGAGTGCACAATACGACCAATACCATAATATGGTATAATGTCTATGCTTAGGGGAATACGATCGTATTCTTTTTATCTCATGTACCAATTATAGGAACAAGGAGAAACGAAACTGCTACATATTTAATTGTGTGGCAGTTTTTGCTATGTTATAATGGCAAAGGCCCAAACATGATGAATTCTAAGTGAACCATGTTAGCTTGATGTACAAATCCAAGTTAGGCATATGGATTTATTAGTATTGATCTATAGTCATTCCAAGCGTGACTGATTGATATTATTTTTATGCAAGTCGACTACAAAGAAAAATTATTTTCTTACCACTGAATAGAGTACATTCTAGAAGTACTTGAAAGGTGGTCTTTTTTGTATAAAATCAATACTGATATGATATAATCATGTTGCTAGGAAAAGTAGAGTGATAAAGGCCTAAGCTCTCTTTGGTGTAGTGCAAATTGCAGACGTGTAATTGAATCTTAACATTTCTCTTTGTGGCACTAGCAAACAACTACAAAATGTGACAAGTGCTAAAAATTCCCCTTTCTAGAAATTGTCACCAAAACGATTCCATACCTAACACATCCAGGTATGGTTTTTGTTTTTTAACAAATCTCAAAATTTATATGCTATATTATTGATGTGTTCTTCATGGATGGACACAACCCTTTCAAAGATAACTTTATGCAAAAGAGTCTCCTTACCAAGCGGGAGGCTTTTTTGTTTAAATATTATAAGGAAAGAAAATAATAATATGATTTTGGCATAATGGCATAAAGTACGTGGCATAACAGATGGAATATTTTTTTAGGTTCAATGGAATAAAAAGTAGCCAAAAATGAGAAAGTATGAGAACATAAAATAAACTAGAGGAATAAAAAATAAAGAAAAATAAAGAGCTAGAAACATATAAATATCATTCAACAAAAAGAAAATTGCTTTATATAAAGTATGATACATGTTATTGGCATGATGTTGGCATAAAATAGCCTTATTTTTCACCTATTTTCACTAGTTTTTTATAAAATTTAAGTGTTATCAAAGAGTTATCTAAAGAAAGAGGGAAAATTACATGGCAGTAAAAAAAGATGAAAAAACAGGTACGTGGTATTTCTATGGTTCGTACAAAATGAAGAACGGAAAGTATAGACAATACAAGAAACGTGGCTTTCCAAAAAAGAAAGATGCAGTAAAAGCAGAGATCATATTCAAAGAGAACGTTAAAGACCCATACAAGAATATTACATTGGAAGGATTATTTAATATCTATGCAGCGTATACAGAAAAGAGAATAAAAGAAAGCACCTATAAAGTTCAGAATAGATTGCTTGAAAGATGGATTGATATTTTAGGTGATGTGAACATAAAATCCATTACAACAAACGATATAGAGGTTGCAATGGAATTAATGATTAATAACGTAGGATATGAAACCGCAAAGAACTATTTATCTAGAATCAATAAGATGATGCGATTTGCAGTTCGTAAAGGATATTTAGAAACTAATCCTTGTTCCCCTGTTGAATTGGCTAAAGACCCAAACGAAAAGAAAACAGAAATGAAATATTGGACTTTGGAACAATTCAACCTATTTATTCCTTATGTTGAAAATCCTTTGTATCATCTTCTATTCGACAATCAATTTTATATGGGTATGAGAATTGGGGAAACACTAGCGTTGACTTGGGAAGATGTGGATTTAGAAAACAATACGATTGCAATTAAAAAAACATGGTCAAAAGATTTGCATAAAATCACAACTCCAAAAACTCCTAATAGCTATCGGACAATAACAATGCCCCAGTTCTTATCGGATGAATATAGAGAGTTTAAAGAAATGTTGGATGTTCCTGAAAAATCGTTTGTGTTCGGTATAGATATTCCTGTATGTAACACAACAGTTAGAACGAGGATGAGAGAAGCTATTAAAATTGCAAACGAGAGCAACGAAGAACAAATACCTATCATTCGTGTACACGATTTAAGACACTCATGTGCTTCGTATATGATTGGCAATATGGTAAGAGATGGAAACTCACATTTTAGCTTATATGACGTTGCAAAACGCTTAGGAGACAATCTAAGCACTGTATTGAGTGTTTATGCTCATTGGTTACCTCAAGCAGATAAAGGAATTGCAAAGTTTATGGATAAAGATAATTTGATAGATGCACTAGATTAATTTCTAGTGCTTTTTTGGTATGCCGGGCATGGCATATATCTAGACAGTGAAAGTCTGTTGTGGGGGTTGTAATCACAGTGGCCAACCACTAGCCAAGACCAAGGGTGTCCATCGTGAGGTGGAATCTGAAAGAAGGTGGAGGCAAAGTTCCGGTCTGACGTACAGAAATCACGTAGGAGGCTCGTAAGAATTCGGATGAATGTGCCAAACAACATAAAATCCTAATGACTGTGGAATATTCAAATGAGTAAACGTGGCAGATATATGGAATGAAAGATATATGACCTTATCCCGGGAGGCCTTGTCGAGGAGAATATCCTAGTAACAACGAACGGCAAGGAGTCAGCAGCGGTCGTAGTAGCGAAGAAGCATCTGTAATGGATGTGGAGCGAAGGACCAAACAAATTCATGGTTATTAATAACGTACAAGATTCCACTGTATGACAAACTCAGAAGTTGAGGAAAACTAGAAGCCCAGGAAAGGAAAGGGAAAGTTAGTACAGAGGATGGCGAAGACGGAGGAGGTAACGAACAGTGTTATACAATGATGATACTTTACTAAATGAGCTTTTAAGCGATGAAAATCTTAAAATAGCTAAACAGAGAGTAAAGAAAAATAAAGGTGCATCGGGTATCGATGGCATGGAAGTCAAAGAATTAGATGAATACCTTTCTAAACACCTTGATGAAATCAAGGAACAGATTCGAAATAAGAAGTATAGTCCAAAACCGGTTAAAAGGGTTGAGATACCAAAACCGGATGGAGGAGTACGCAACTTAGGTGTACCTACTGTCGTAGATAGATTCGTGCAACAAGCGATTGCACAAGTCTTAACACCAATATATGAGCCTAAATTTAGTGATTCTAGCTATGGGTTCAGGCCTGACAGATGTTGTGAAATGGCAATTCTAAAAGCTTTGGAATTTATGAATGACGGCTACCAATGGGTTGTGGACATCGATTTGGAAAAGTTCTTCGACAATGTAAATCACGATAAGATGATTTCACTAATTATGAAAGATGTTAAATGTGGCGAGATAGTTTCATTGATTAATAAATTTCTAAAGAGCGGAATCATGATAGATGATGAATACAAAGAATCGGTTATAGGTACACCTCAAGGTGGAAATCTTAGTCCATTGTTGAGTAATATTATGCTTGACCAGTTAGATAAGGAATTAGAGACTAGAGGATTGCGATTCACTAGATATGCCGATGACTGCATTATATTAGTTGGTAGTTCAAAAGCTGCAGACAGAGTCATGAAGAATATCTCAATGTTTATTGAAAACAAACTTGGTTTAAAAGTAAATATGACAAAGTCTAAAGTTTCTAAGCCAAATGATATTAAATATTTAGGATTTGGATTCTTTAGGGACGAGAATGACGGGTTATGGAAAGCCAAACCCCATGCAAAATCAGTCGAGAAACTAAAACTTAAACTTAAGAAACTTACCAGTAGAAGACGGTCAATCAGTTTAGACGAGCGTCTTGAGAAAATCAAGAAAACAATCGTAGGATGGACCAACTACTATAAGATTGGTTACTGGAAGTATATTGCACGAGTGATTGATGCACATGTAAGATTTAGATTACGAATGTGCATATGGAAACAATGGAAGAAAGTTAACACCAAGAAGAAAGCTCTGATTAGTCTAGGGGTACCGAAAAGAGAAGCATGGATGCTTGCGAACAGTCGAAAAGCCTACGCAAGATGCGCCAGTAGTTTCTTGAATAATGTGCTTACAAATAAAAGACTAAAAGAAAGAGGCCTAGTATTCTTACTAGACCAATATAATTTAAAACACTGTTAATATGTATTTGAACCGCCGTGTGCCGGACGGCTTGCCCGGTGGTGTGAGAGGACGAAAGTTTTATTACTTTCTCCTACTCGATTTTGTAAAAAGAAAAACACACCCTTTAGCGAGTGTGTTTCCTATGAAATAGAGAGAGATGAAAATACAGTTGCCTATTTACAGGCACTTAAAGTTTACCATGTTTTAATGCAGACGTTTTGTGCTACCAAAACAATACGTATAATGTAACTAGAATGAAAACTATAATAAAGAATGGCAGTACATATTTAAAGAAGAACGCAATAACAAGTAAATAAACAAATGTACTTATTGCCATATCTATTATACTTCCTGTAGCTTTTCCTACGCCTAACAATCCCAGTGTTAATAAGCATACGAATATAATCATTTATATCATCTCCATTCAACAATTGTTATTCTACACCACTGAATTTACAAACTAGCTTCCCAATAACTCTAAAGCACTCGTTAGTAACATCAATAATTATTGGGTCGTATTTTGGGTTTGCGCTTTCTAATACAATCATTCCATTATTTAATCTTCTAAATGTCTTGCATACACAATCATTTCCATCATTTATACAGAAAGATCCGATTTGTCCACTTTCCAACACGTTTGTTTTTTCAAATATTAGTGTGTCTCCATCATTAATTCCTTTTCCAATCATGGAATCACCTTTTGCAATATTAGCAAAGTACTCCTTGTTTGAATTTATATACCTATCAGGAACTGCTATATAGTCTTCGATATTTTCTTCAACAAATAATCCCATACCACAACATATAGAAGAATATAAAGGAATTGATTTATCTTTGATATTTTTCAAAGGAAAATAATTAGGATCGTCACCCCAACCAATCAAGTAGAATGGTGAAATTCCTGTAGCACCTCCAATTGCATTTACAACATCAACAGGAACTTTAGTTGTTACTCCTTGAGAATATCTTTGTAAGGCTGATTTAGAAACTCCTGTTCTCTTTTCTAATTCAATAAACGAATACCCGCTTTTTTCTATTGCTTTTTTAATCCTATCAGATACTACATTATTCATTAATATTCACCTCCTAAAGTATTATCTGCTAAATATATTATATTTATAATATCCCAATTTAGCAATGACATAATAATAAAATTAAAACAAATATCCCAAAAAAGGGTTGACACTTCATACAAACGTGATATACTGTAGATGTCCCGATAAAGGGATGAAAGAGGTGAGAATTTATGGACAGAGGGCTTTATAAAATGATGCTCGAAAGAAACAATATGTCACAAAGAGAGTTAGCAGAAAAGCTTGGAATCAGCAAAAACTCACTCTCTTTAAAAGTAACAGGCAAATGTAGACTTTATACTGATGAAGCTACTAAAATGTGTGAAATTTTGCATATTGATAAAGATGAAGACAGAGCCAAAATTTTTTTAAGATAAACATCCCAAAAAAGGGATATAAATAGAAGGGGTGAATAAAATGGCAGAACCAAGTGGAAGAATGGATTGTGGAAGTACAGATTCAATTAGATTAATCCATGAATCAGTACAAGCGGAAGGAAGAGTTCTTGATGTACTAATTAAAAACGGATGTAGAAATGAAGAATTAAAAGAAGTATCAAACTTGCTTTCAATTATTTACGGATACGGATTTGAAGTTGGGAAAAGATGTGTAAAGGAATGAAAGTGTTGCTTGGCTATAGAGACATCATGGAACTAGGTGTTTCTAAAAAAACCGCATACAAGATGTTGAATCTTATTTGCGAATCGGAGGCTTACAAAAAGTCCAATCTATCCAAAGTGATAGATACAAAGAAAGTTCCAACAAAACTGTTCGTAAAGATGTTTCCTGAATTTAAAGAAATAGTGGGGTGTGAGAAATGATGGATGTAGATGATTTAAGAGAGTTGGATGACAACCGTTTTATTGATGAAGATGAGGAGGAAGAACAAGATGAGTACAGTTACGAGGACTACTGCTACGACTGTTGCAAAGCAGAAAGAGACGAAGAAGCTTGGTTCTAAATCGACTGCAAAGAAGAAAGCGGTTGAATTAGGTGATTGCATCACGCTTCCTTCTTTTGCTAATAACGAGTACGAAACTCAGTACTCAATGCTAGTTAGAAGTCAAAAGCAGACTCATATGGTTAATCGTGCTGCTAAGTTTAATTACATTTGCTCGTTAATCTGTTTCTTAGTTTCTCTAGCTTTCATTGTGATAGCTAATTGGTACATAAGAGGTTTGTAAATTGAGGGGAGGAAGTAAGGATGAATCTTTACCAAGACACTGAAAAGTTTAGTGTTGAAAAATACGGAAGCCATGAAGAATGGTTAAAAAAACGTGGACGTGGTATTGGTGGCTCGGATGCAGCTTGTTTCATGGATTTGAATCCATGGAAAACATTAAATCAGTTGTGGCACGATAAAAAATTCGGCTCACAACAGATTACAAATGATGCTATCGAGTATGGAAATACCGCAGAACCTTGTTTAAGAGCGTTATTTCAGGCGAAACATCCTGAGCTAGATGTGCAATACGTGGATAACGTTACATTGGTTTCTAAAGAGCATGAGTTCTTGAGATACAGTCCTGATGGACTTATCTACGACAAGGAAACGGGAGAACGTGGAATCTTAGAAATCAAAACATCTAAGATAATCAATTCTCATAGTTTGCAAAAATGGGGAAGTAAAGGAAACGAAACAGTTCCTGACAATTACTATTGCCAAACGTTAGAAGGATTGATTGTTACGGATTTTGACTTTGTTATTTATTGTGCAGAACTAAGATTTGCAGATGGTGATGCACGAATTATTGAGCGTTCATATCGTAAAGAAGAAGCTTTAGACAGTATGAACGATCTAAAACAAGCAATGATAGAAAAATGGGATAGGTACTTCGTAGGTGATGTAGAACCACCTATCACATTGTCTATATAGAAAAAGAGGAGATAAAAATATGGAATTTAATTTAGAGGTACGTGCACAAAACGGAAAAGTGTACACAAATGCAAGTGATTTATTGCCTGCAATTC